GATGAAGAAGCTGGTTTTGACATTTCTAACCTACTGGGTAAGAACGCTCTAATAGAAGTAGCACATACTTCAGGTGGTAAGGCTAAGATCGGTGGCATATTTAAGCCTGATGGTGGTGTACAAGATACTCCTACACACAATGAATTGATGGCCTTTGACTTAGATGTGTATTGCAACGAGTTCAATGGCAACTCTAATACTGAAACCAAAGCTATGTGTGATGTGTTTGAGTCGTTAGTAAGTTGGCAACAAAAGGACATTGAGGATAGTTTTGAGTATCAAGCAGCTCAAGGCGAAAGCAACTCTTCTGTAGAAGAGGCAAAAGTGGTGGAAGAAGAGTCCAAAGGACTAGCTGATTTTCAAGCAGATGCTGAGGAAGACAGCATACCATTTTAATTTAAGTTTCAGTGGGTGGTGTTTTTCTCTTAATCTCACACATCAAGTAAAATCCACCCACACCTTTTCAGGAGCAGTATGGACAATCCAGACATGGTTAACCAACCACCTCACTATGTGAACCAAGGTGAGGTTGAGTGCATTGACTACATCAAACAACAACTGGGCGATAACTTTAGATACTACTTAGAGGGCACAGCCATCAAGTATTTACATAGGTTCAAGTACAAGGACAAAGAGATAGAAGACTTAAAGAAACATCAGTTCTATATAGATAAGCTCATAGAAGAGTTGGAATCCTTAGACAAGCAATTGATAGAAGAAGTAAGGAACTTCGTTGACTAGCCTAGAGTACGACATCTATAACCTACCATCTGCAATCATGATGGAACATAAGCTATCTACAGAAGCCATACAGACACTTAACACTTACCTAGACAAAGAACTGCAAGACCCCAACAGAAAGTCTCTCAGTGGCGATCTGGTAGGACAGATACATCAAGGTGAGCAACTGTCTATGGACTTTGAATGTGACGAGCTCAAAGACTTTAGAACTATGGTTGAGAATCTAGGGGTAGCCTATCTTAGACATTTTGTAGAACAGACCGGGACTATGATAAGACCCAAGCAAGTCGTCACAGACAAACTTTGGTCAGTTCACTCTTATGAGGGTGACTACAATCCAATCCACGACCACCTCACAGCTTCACCTATGGGTATCAGCTTTACTACTTGGACAAAAGTGCCAGATCAGATAGGTAAGACAGCAGATGGAAAAGAGGTAGAGGATTACAGTTTATACAACTCATCAGGTGTGATAGATGGGTATATCAATTTCACATATGGTCTTAACCAGACTTCTGACCCAGAAAGGTTAAGACCCTCACAGTCTCGATATGTGAAACCAGAGGAGGGTAAGTTGTTATTGTTTCCATCTTGGATGCAACATGCAGTTTACCCTTTCTTTGGTTCAGGAGAGAGAAGGACAGTAGCTGGCAATATGAATTGCTTTGACGTAACAGAAGAACAAATGAAAGGAGAAGAAGATGGAGTTTAAAGTAGGGGTATACGAGGATATGCCATTTGAAGAATATAACGAGATACCAGCTTACAGAGCATCAGACATAAAAGATATAGACAAATGTCTGTACACTTGGAAGAACCGAAAAGGATTTCAAGACTCACCAGCATTGCTAGAAGGTCGTGTGCAACACACAGTGTTCTTGGAGTATCACAACTTTGACAAAGAGTTTGTTATACAACCTTCTATCGACAGAAGAACCAAAGTAGGTAAGGCTGATTATGAAGACTTCTTAGCTACTGTTGGCAACAGAACTCCTATCACTCAGGACTTATACAACACCTGTATGGAGCGTAGAGAAGCTATCGTTGATCTAGTACCAGATGGTAAAGACGATAGAACAGAGCTGACCATTTGCTACATGTACCATGACCAACCATTTAAATCACGACTGGATTGGTATGATGGCAAAAGGGTGTGGGATTTAAAAACATGTCGTGATGCTTCACCTAGAGGCTTCAAGCAAGCGATTAATAACTTTCGTTACCACATGCAAGCATCTCTATATCTTGATGCCTGTCGTGCGGTTGGTTTACCAGCTGAAGGCTTTTCATTCTTAGCACAAGAGAAAGCACAACCTTATCCTTATGTGGTGTATGAGATGTCTAAGGAAGCACTGAAGTATGGTGAGGCTAAGAACGAACAGGCATTACATTCTTTGCTAACAGCTAAAGAAACAGGAGAGTATTTGCCCTACAACGTCAAAGGAACGCAAATTGTAGAGCTAGGTGACTTGTATTAGTTACAGGTAGGTTTTAGGTCTTTGTAGTCTGGGTAGTGACCAGCACACACCATGTCAGTGTAATGTTGTTGAGCTATCAGCTCATCTTGGTAATCCATTCGACCCACCAAACCCAACAGTAGGAATATTAAAACTGTTACGAACAATCCTTGCCATGTTTTCATAATCCTCTCCTTTGATTTTTGCGTTTGATACGCTCTCTTCTTTTGGCTCTGTCTTGGTCAGTTAAACCTCTATTCTTATGAACAGAATTAATAGCACTGGTTGGTGCTGAACTTATGCTTGTAAATTTAGTCATTACACTAACCCCTGTTCTTTAGCTGCAAGTAAAATTGCTCTGTCCATTCTAGGTTCTGTAATCTCATGACACCTATCCCATCTCATTTGTCTAGCATAAGTTACTGTTCTAGGAAAATAGTAAGCAGTCTTACGACCAGTATTTGTACCACCATTGTTATACAAATCATAATAAGCATTAACCATTTTGCGATACCTTTCTAGTTTTGGGTTCTCTTCAAGGTTATCTACCTCACCATTACTAGGAACTAATTTATGTAGTTTCTCACTTAATATTTGATGCGTGCCACAATCTCCCCAATAAGTACCACCTGTCCATTCCTCATCCCAATTATCTTTATAACCTTCATACCTCCATGCAATTTTTTCAAAGTCAAATGGTCGGTGCTGTCTTCTTCTATTTCTCATAATCTTCTCCAATAAGAGGGGTGGCTTACGCCACATCCCATAATTTAACTACTTTCACAGCAACAGGCTCTGCGATCAAATCTATAATAATTTGGTCATGTTTGCCTTTCAAGACTTGTACTGCTAACTCATATGCTTTTTCTACTGTGTCTCCAGAATTAGGGCGACTCTCAAGCTTCTGTGCAATGTCAGTCAGCTCACTGATAACAGATTGTCTTTCAGTGTATAATTTTTCGTTTCTCATAATCTTCTCCAGTGAGGGCGGTGGCTTACGCCACCTCCTTGCATTTGATATCCACCCATTTTTGAGCACCCTTCAAAGACTCACCTTGACCTAAGAACACTAATTTTGCGTCAACATAGTAGCCATCAATTCTGTAAGCGTAATAAAGTTCTTTGCCCACTCTGTTTTCTCTTTTAATAATTAAACACCCTTTGTAAGTAACTTCCATTTTTTTCTCCTTTTTTGTTATTAATCTCACATACATATAATAACAGATGTGTACAAATGTGCAAGTATTTGCACAAAGAAATATTAATTAATTTAAGGTATAGATTCGTACAAATCTACAGACCTTTCCTTGTTGCATAACCAGAACACTAACAAGTAACGATCTCCACCTTGTACTGGCAGACCTCTGTGTAGGTTGGTAAAGCTAGGAAAGATTAGAGCGTGGCCACTGGGCAGAGGATTGAGCACACCATGATTATGGAATTCAGTGCCACCTCCTTCATAGGAGCCAGTGTTCAAAGGAACAACGACACTGATCTCAGCACTGTCGTCATGATGCCATGCACCTTGTTTCTTATCGACAAGGTTGTAGTTGGCTATCTGTATTGTGGTGGGGTCTTTACAGTCACGTTGCCATATCGCATTGAAGATTGGGTTGAGCACAGTTTGTGTGACAAACCACATGTTCCTATACAGCTCAGGTACTTGCTCTTTTAAAACAATCTCAGGTATCTGCCTGAGCTCGTCTTCTGCATCGTTACCTACAAAGCCTACTTCTTTTTTCATCAGCTCGATCTCTTTGACCAACAGCTTACAGAAGTGTCTTCTAAACAAAGGTACTCTGTAGACATCAGGAAATATTTTTTTAACCACCTTATGTACAGGGGTTTTACCCATGTTATCCACACCATCTCCAGCTCTGTACTTGGCTATCAAAGGCAAAGTCTCCTCTACAGCATTGTAAGTGGTTTGGTTTATCATCCAGTGTGACTGCATGCTTAACAGGTAATTCTTCAATTTGTACATGGTTTTGTAGTTTAACATACAATATAAAATATATATTTGTAATTTGTTGCAAATATTAGTAGAATAACCCACATGGAAAATCAAGCATTAATAGATGATGGTAAACAGAGAAAAAGTTTGGCTGTAGATGTTAAGACTTATGACTTACTTCAAGATATATGTAACCAAGAGCACAGATCAAAGATAGATCAGCTCAAGGTTCTTATTGAGAAAGAACATAAACGCTTGACCACAGCAGTAGTCTAATGTTTTTCAAAAACATTATGACCAAGAAACCAGTACCTCAAAGTTATAAGCCTGTGGTAGAAGCACCAGAGGTTATAGAACTTTACAGTAGATTAACATTGCACCACCAAACGGCCTTACTAAGACTTATCTCTAGGAACCTAGAGATCGAAATAGATGGGCAAACCACCATGGGATATGACATGGACTTCGAGGTTGAAGGAGCAATGATTAAAGGTACTGAGTCCTTAGACTAAGCCAGCAATACCAGTCTGTCTCCTCATAGCAATCTCTCTATCGTCTTCGTTAGGAAGGATAGTAGGAGACATCATTTGTTGTGGAGCTAGTGTGGGCTTAGGTGGAGTAACATTCATAGACTGAGGGTTGCTTAAAGCATCTATTTGTTTCTCTAGGTCTTGTATGTAATCACCTCTTTGCTCACCTGTGTATGGTTTTTCAGAAGGTTCTGTAATAGCCTCTATACCTTCATCACCACCTCTTATAAGTGATTGTTTTAAACCAAATTCTTTAGTGCTTACATAATTAAACACATCATCTAAAGTTTTAGCAGCGTTGGGGTCATCTAATAAAACTTCAGTCAT